TTCTTTTTTTACCGATATTGTATTTGGCAACCAGTTCCCACTCGTCTTTTTCCTTGAAGGGAAGCACCTTAATCTGACTGATAGGTGATACTGGATTGCTAGTCTGTTCTTTATTGAGAATCTCAACGAGATCCCATTCAGCTAACAGATTTGCAATGGTATTGCGCCTTGCAACATCTGTATCAGACATGTTAGATGGTTTTCCATCTAATGCGAAGAGTTCTTTGAAATGGACAATATAGTAACGACCTTGTTTGTGAAGGATGTGGCACGATTGATAGAGAGTGCGTTCTTTTTTGGATGCTACACCGATACGTGTTAAGGTTTCTCGTACTTTGAGGAAGTCATCATCTTGCTTTAACCTTACTTCCACTAATGTATTAATATCAAAACTCATTTTCTTCCACCTTTTTCTATTCTGCTTTTTATTGTTTTCAAGTCTTCTTCAGACAGAATATTCATGACCATATTTGCTTTTTCATAACTATAATCAAAATATTGTACGACTGCCTCCAGGTCATCGGAATGCTCGGTCTTAGACCACTTGGTAAATCTCTTTCGTGGTCTAATAATATTTATAAAAAAATCAAACTGAAGACGATTATCCAAATGAGCATATTGGTTCATCACGTTCGCTGCTTGAACCGTATCCTGGAAGTATGAGAACTGCCGATTAGTGATATATGGATTGTATCCTTTCTCAGCTAGTTCATCATTATCAGTCCCTGACATAATATTCTTGCCAGAGTTTATCGCATTTACATAATCAAAAATATTTGACATTATTCGTCTTCAGATTTTTTTTGTTGTGGTGGAAGTTTTCCATACACATGAACATAGAAATCGTTATTCCATTGAGCAACCATGTTTCTTAGTTCAATGTATCTTTTCTTTAAATCAACGTGATTGTCTTGTAACTCTTTATGGTCTTGACGAAACATTGCAAGGTTTTTCTGCATGTTTTTTAATGAGTTGATTGCAGCATCAACAAACATGAGTTCATCATCCCAGTTACCTGTATTGTGACCAAGTTCTTTAGTCACAAAATCTTTTAGTTTATCCATTGGTTCTTCAGACATATTATTCTCCTACTTAAATTCACAGTCTGTCATAATTTCAGTCAGACATGCATCTATTTCATTTTTAGTCAATAATCCTATATTGACAATTCTACCATATAATTCTTGTTTTGTCAATCTTTCCCAATCAGTAAGATGATGTACAAAATCCTCATTATTCTCAAAGGTCTTTCCACACTCAGGACATATCATTTTTCTTACCTTTAGAAAGATTATCTCTCCAGAACAACATCTGTAGATTTTCCTTTGAACCTATGACCTCTGGGGGTATATTATTTTCCCAACCATAATAGCATGATATTTTATGATCTAACTGATACCCATCATTTCCAGCTACTACACGTTCATAGTTTTCTGAATTAATTTCTTCCTTATATTTTTTGTAGTTTCTTTCAGTTATCACCCTAACTCTTTGTCTATATCTTTGATACTCTGGAGTATCCTCTCTCCAACTATGGTGTTTTTGCCCTTTAGAATAATTTCCTGTTCTGATTTGTCCCTTTTGTTTCACACTTGCTTTTTTTATGCTTGAATGTGATTGAGCAGTTTTACCTTTATTCCAAGGATCTTTGCCAGTATTGTCAATATGATCCATTCCTCTTTCTTTTGCTTTCAGAGACATCTTTGATAATGTTTCTTCACTATAGACATCTGACTTTCCTTTATTCCAAGGCTCCTTTCCTTTAAGCTTATCAGATATCTTTTTCCTCGTCTCATTGCTTGTTGGTTTTCTCGAGAAAGGTAATCTACCAGAAACCCATTCTTCACCAGGACATGTATTTGCTCTTTTGTTAATCTTGCCGTTGTTCCAGAATCTCATATCAAATGCCTCCTTGTTTTATCTATTTATACAAGATTGCATTTGTCGCAGATATTTTTTTATTTAAACTCACAGTCTGTCATAATTTCTGTTAAACAGGCTACTAGATTGATCTCAGCGTCGCTGACGAAAGCAGACTTGTATGAATAGTCAGCAATATATAGTACAAGTCTCGGAACCGAACTACCTACTAGATATTCGCTGGCTGTATCATATAACCGACGATAAAGAGCAGTAGGTTCAGTGTCGCCATTTGAACCAACCCACTTTCGCATTTCTTTGAAGTTACGCTCTTTTAGATAATTTATAAGAACACGAAAGTTATCTTCATTCATATTGACAAGAATACCAGAGTCGATAACACCAGATGATGCATATCGTTGTAACTCATTCAACACTCGCCGCCAATCAGGAAAGTGTTTCATAATTAACTCACCAACAACTTTGATATCGTATTCTACATTCTCTTGTTTGAGAATATTTTTTACACGAACCATAAATTGTTTGGCAAGTTCTGGTTTCTGTTTGTTTGGAATATTGAACTCAATTACCGAGCATCGAGAATGTAGTGGTTCAATGATACGATTCTTGAAGTTACAAGTCAGAACAAATCCACAGTTCTTTGAGTACTCTTCCATAAAGTTACGAAGAGCAGGTTGAGTCGATTGTGGATTGAGATAGTCTGCTTCGTCAAGGATTACGTACTTACGATTACCTGTCAATGAAACAGTTGAAGCAAAGTTCTTAATCTCAACTCGAAGTGTGTCGATGTTACCATTCAACGAACCGTTGATTACGATATAATCAAACCCACACTCCTCTAGCATAGCCCTGGCGACAGTAGTTTTACCGACGCCAGGACCACCAGCTAACAAAAGATTAGGAACGTAGTTTTTCTCTACCATAGCAGAGAACGTAGTTTTCAAATCAGATGGAAGAATACAATCTTCAATCTTACTTGGTCGATGGGATTCGACCCATAATAAATTATCACTCATGATAAAGTAACCTTCCTGTTACGTTAAACCAATATAAAGTAATACGAAGGTTGCGTTATTTGCTCTCCGTTGCAATGTAGTACTGTAACTTACCTTCATTAGCAGAGAAGTGACTGATACCCTTCGAAGAAATGCGAACAGTATAATCTGCTGGCATGAAGCGAAGATTTTCAATCTTGAACGATAGATCAAACTCTTTATCAGTCTCACCAACAACATAACGGAATACGTTACCACTAGCATTCTTGATATCACCAACAACGATAGTGATCTGACCATCAGCACCTACAACCGACCAGTTTGGCAGTTGAAGAACATTCGCAGCCTGTGTTGTTTTTTGTAGAACACTCTGAGTAAGTTCAAACTCGACAACAACGTCGGGTAGATCAATAGACTTTTCAGGTGGTTGAATAATCATACTCGGATCAGCGAATCGATATTCAACATGTGAAACACCATTCTTAATCGTAACACTCTGATCTGTAAATTCAAAATCTGGTTTCTCAAAAAGACTCACAGTGCCGAGAAATTGATTTAGATCATAGATACCAAAAGAAGATTCAAAAGAATCATCGATCTCAGCCATCGCTAAGATTGTCTTTTGTGGTGAGATAGTTCTAACTGTATTACCAGACTTCACATAGATGCTGGGATTGATAGTAGTAAAACTCTTGAGAACACCAAGAGTATTTTCTGTAATTTGCATAATACACTAACCTTTCAAAAGTATCGAAAAACGTTTCTTAACTCAACAATAATATCTAATATACTATATTTCACTCCTTATGTCAATAAAAATTACTTCAATCTTTCTGTTGGATCTGCGGTGCCAGAAACACCAGCGGCTGCTAACGCTTCAAGACTACCACCAAATACATATGATCCCATATGAGTTAGGCGCATCCATGGGCACAACCAAACTTTGATTCCTGCTTTTCTTGCCCACTGACAGAACATATAATCTTCAGAAAGATATCGTTTAGATTCAGGATCGATCACACAATCAAAGTATGCCATAATTTCACGAGAACCATCAAATTCTTTCGTTCGAATATGATCAGGTAAATATTTAAATTCAGGATATGCTTCTTCGTATTTCTCAAATGCTTTACGCTGAATCATCATAAATCCAGTGCCGCCTTCAAGCACTTCAACTGGTTTATCTAATTCAATCTCATTTGCTCCATCGGCTGGATTGAAAACATAATCGCCAACAAATTCATTCAATGCATTAGGATTTTCATCAGCAAATCCTTTATCAACTGCTCGTTTAATTTTTTCCCAAGCAATCGTTTTCTTAGGATATGGACCACAAACAATGTCTTTATCAGAATCTGGATCAGCAATTGCTGCAAGAGCCAAAACATCGTTTGGATCAAATCCAATATCTGAATCAATAAACATTAAATGTGTAAAATG